GTTAGAGCCAACATACCCCAAGAGGAAAGTGCCCCCATCGGTTGACCCACTGCATACTTATAAGCAGAGGACGAAACATGGGCGTTTTGCCCATCGCTTCGATCATACTCATGGTATACATAATCTCTCTGATAAACCAAGAGGTCAGATCAGGAGTAAGCAAATTCTCAAGAAAAGAAAGATGCTAACACCCCAATCTGAAGCTCCAAAGGTAATCTATCAGTTGCAGCAGACAGGTCATACCCGAAACTGCAACCTGAAGATTTAACCTTCAGAGCCGCCCTCTTGATTGACTCAGATTGATCAAAATTCCCATCGTTGGGTAACTGCCGTAAAATATCAAAGATATAATCGTGCAGTCCCTTCAATGAGATTTGTGTTCAAAAGTCAACCATGGCAAATACACGGACTTTCCCGGCTGCCTCCACTTTAGTACACAGTTCACCGACTGGGTAATAACCCAAGTCAGAGAACGCATTCTTAGCAGCTGTTTTCAAATTGACAGTAAACTGTCCATATGATTCCAGGACTGGAGAAATATACTCACTATAGTTAATATAGTTAAGTAGACGACTCTGGTTAGAGACTTCTAAGAAATCTTTCAAAGCCTTAAGCGTATGCTTAGGCATAAGATAGATATCATAGTAGTATCCCTGCCATGAACGTGAACTAGTCGGAGAGGCCTTATTGATCATAAAGATCTCGCTCTCCTTAAACTGAGGGACTTTAACTTGAGTTGAAACTCAAGCTTTAGCCTTTTCAGCAAAAAGGTCTGAGAGAGATCCTAATGACTTTTCAGATCCAGAATAAGCATCTGTGATAGTAGAGAATGACAGTTTACCCGGAATCGAAATAATTCGATAAAGGGCAAACAATGTCAATCAATACCTAATCACAGTTGAGGCTCCTCTCATCATAAGGCGTCTATCAGACACCGGAATGATGAAAGGGAAGCCATTAGCTAACCTTGGTAAATTCAAATCAGGATTTAACTCCCGACAAGAACTTACTGGGGTACCAGCTAACTTCTTCTGGATAGCCAGTTGACCAGTTTTAAGGTATTGAACCACAAATTCCTCACCATGATTCTTCTGTAAGTGAAGAATATAGTGAAAGAATTTGAGCATGAAGTTCAGTCTAGTGGGATAACCTCTCCCTAACGTCCCAATGGCATTCAGAATTCTGAATCCAAAGGTTCGAAAGAGAGCTAAGAGTTCGAAAGAATTCTTAAGGCTTATCATATTAGTTCCGAATTGAGTGTCTTTGATAAGAGATCAAGCCTTTGAT